TTAAAAAAGGGTGCAAACCCTTCACAACCCTTCACAGAGGGGGGATAATCATTAAAATAGATTTCAAAAGAATGTCACAAGAAGAGTTCGCAAGATATGAAGACATGGCGATAGACGGCAGGCTCATCTATGACGAGTATCCTGCTGAGGAGTATAAGTATTTCTCACAGTTATCAAGACTTGGCTACAAGAACAGGCACGAGGGGTGGTCAAAAGAGATATGCGAGGACAAGCAGGCGGAATACAAGCGGGAATATCTTCACAGTAAAGAGCGAAACGGCAGGTTCTTCAGACAAGCCTGCATAATGCAGGAGAATATCCGCAGAGGGCAGACAACGGTCTGGAAGATAAACAAAACGCAGGACAGGGAAGAAAAGCTCAAATACGCATTGCAGGCACTTGAACTGATACTCTGCGACGAGGGGCTTGCGAAACATAACGGAGTAAACTTACCTGAATATGCAGGCTGTGAATACTGCAATGGAGTGACAGAGTGGAGTGAAAAGCTTGGTGCAGACGGCAAGGAAGTCCGCTTTGAGTTCTGTCCTGTTTGCGGAAGAATGATCGAGGAGGGATAGGGATTGACAGCAGAAGAATATTTGAACAAGCTGGTGGATATAGACAAGCGTATATCGGCGATAAGGCGTGCCATAGAAAAATGCTATGCAAGGGCTGAGAGTACATCGCCGCAAAGCTCCGATATACCGCCCAGCTTTACAGGCGGCACGTCAAGAAAGATAGAAGACAGCGTTGTGATGATAGCTGACTATAAGACGGAGCTTGAAAAGCTTTGCAAAAGTTACGAACAGATGTCATACAATGTATTGTGTATCACGGACAGTATGCCTGACAGCAGACTTGCGGCGTTGATAATCAACAAATACATAAACGGAATGTCATGGGAACGAACAGCTGAGGCTCTTGACCGTGAGGCAAATTATACTCGCAAGGTGCTTGGTCCAAATGCGATAAAAATGTTCAAGAAATTTTATCAGACACCCGAAAAAGCCCTTGTATCACCCCTGTCAAGAGAGTATAATGATAATATGCCATAACGGCAAAAGTTTCTTTGCGGACCTCCATAAAAAAGTCCGACGGGGCGAAAGCTCCGTATGTTCCGCAAAGTCAGAGTGGGTGCAATTCCCGCACGGAACTCCAAGCCTGTTATACAGTTCGTAGACCGAGAACGTAAAATATCGGTATCGTATAACTTTAAAACCTGCACACTTGGCTGTGCGTCATCGGGTAGAATAGCCGAGGTTTCGTTTTTTGATGCCAAGTTTTTCATCTACCATAAGAGGAAAAACGGCGAATGCAGACCCAGAGGGATATACTTGAAGTCTGCACCAAGTCGGCGTGCTTCCGACAGAAAATAATGGCACTCCTTGAATTTTACATTGCCAATGCCTGCTCGCAAGGGTGGGCGTTCGGGCAGGGTCTGAAAGCCGTATTCCCCATACTGCGGCTTTCGATTTGCAGGTTGAGAGCGCACGAACTTAAAGCTTGCACCAGTGAAACTACTCCGCATAGTCATGAATATGTGTTGCTGTAAGTGTAATCGGAGTTAATGGCTTACAGGACAGCCTGACGTTAACGGGACCTAGCCGCAAGGGCTGAGCAGGCAGCGGCAAGAATGCAGGTCGAGAGCGAGCCACCGCTCAGATCTGCTCCACCATTTACAAAACTCCTTATAATATTTTCACAAGGGCGGCTGCATTTTGCGGTCGCTTTTGCGTTGTGTCGCAAAAAGTTCATAAATGTCGAAAACTTGAAATATTGCATAAAATAAGCAAAATGATTTTGTGCAGTAGGGAGAACTTTTGTTTATAGCCTTGATGTTTTGTGCTTTATATGCTAATATATAGAAAATAAACAAAAGGAGGTTCTAAAATGGAACTTAGCAAAAAAGACAGAATAATACTTTTCAATCAGTATGAGATACTTAAACGCCTTGATACTGATAACGCTGAACAATATGAGATATATCAAGATATTCTTGCACAGGGATTTGAGTATAATTATGAAGAGATCGGTCCAGCGTTATGTGAAGTCCCGTATTCAGTTTCAGAAAAAGTATATGAGATATTAGAGATGTTAAGGTGCATGACCTTTTCTTTTGACAATCTTGAAGATGTGACAGGTCTAGATCGTGAAGACTATATATTTAGAGGCTTTGACGGAAATGATAATGAAGAAGCAAAGTATTATGAATATGCAGAATGGCTTATAAAATCTAATGGCAAGTATCAGGAATTTAAAGATTGTGAATTTAACAGCCACAGTAAAATCCTGCCAGAGTATAAAGGAATGCTTGAGAGATTTGGTAAACTTGCTAAGACCAGAACAAATGGTATTCATTCAGCGGATTTGTCTGCTGATGAATTAAATTATATCATTGACAAAAAATAATCTTACGAACTGCTACAACAATGTGGCAGTTCTTTTTATATTCCAAAACAACAAAAACCGAGGTGAGGTGAATGCCGAATGAACAGAATTTAATAGTTCCAAGCTCGAGCGAAGCTCGAAAAAACGGTGCAAAAGGCGGTAAAAAATCAGGCGAAGTCCGCAGGCGTAAAAAGACTATGAAGCAGGTGATGGACTTCCTGCTTGAACAGCCTGCCAATACCAGAGCGGACTATGAGTTTCTCGTGGAGCAGGGCATTGACCTTAACAGCCTTGACCCTGACTTCATAAATAATATGCTTCTTGTGAATGCGGCTCTTATGGCAAGGGCTAAGCAAGGGGACGTTGCGGCGGTGAAAGAGCTGCGTGACATTATCCGTGATGACGATATGCTAAAGCATAAGATAAAATACGATAACGCAAGGCTCAGGCTTGAAAAACAAAAGCTTGAGCCTGTTTCTATGCCTGATAAGGTGTACAGCGGTATTCCTGCGAGCCTTGTCGCTCCTACGTTCTCGCCCGTCCTGTTCGATATTGCAGAGCAGGAACATTCCGAGTATGTTTTCCCCGGCGGACGTGGCTCGACTAAATCTTCATTCTGCGGTCTGAACGTTATCGACCTGCTGATGAAGAACGAGAATATGCACGTCTGCGTCCTGCGTGCTGTGGCGAACACTCTTAAAGACAGCGTTTATTCTCAATATCTGCACTTGGTCTTGATGATGAGTTTGCCTGCACAAAGTCGCCCCTTGAAATCACACGCATTTCAACAGGGCAGAAAATATACTTTCGTGGTGCTGATGACCCGCACAAGATAAAGTCTATCAAGCCACCTTTTGGCTATATCGGCATCGTGTGGTTTGAGGAGCTTGACCAGTTCGGCGGTGAAGAAGCTGTGCGAACGATAGAACAGTCTGTTATAAGAGGCGGCGAGAGAGCATATAAGTTCAAGTCTTTCAACCCTCCGAAGTCGGCTCAGAACTGGGCGAATAAGTACATCAAAGTGCCGAGAACGGACAGACTCGTTACCGAAAGCACTTATCTTACTGTGCCGAAAAAGTGGCTTGGCAAGCCTTTTCTTGATGACGCCGAATTTCTCAAAGAAACCAATCCCACTGCCTATGAGAACGAGTATATGGGCGTTGCAAACGGCACTGGTGGCAATGTTTTCGATAACGTCCTCATAAGAGAGATAACCGACAGCGAGATAGCACAGTTCGA